GTTGGCGATGCCGTGCGCGACCTGATTGATGCGCACAGGGCGCTAAACGATGCCGTTACCCAGGATTTCGGACGGCCGCAAAGATGACCTTGTATGCCTCTGCAGCGCGTTGCGCATCGGTGGCGAGGTTGCCTGTCGAGGAAATTTTCTCGATCAGTGCGGTCAGGATGTCTGCCGAAATCTCGCTTGACGTTTTGTTGCTCATGGATTCCCCCTCGTTGGTGGGTTGTGGTGTGGAAATCGCATCCTACCGCGAGGGGGCATCCGCCCATACGGCCAGCCACGGCTCAGTCCTGGCGAGCGGGGAAGGGCACAACCACGCCCACCGCACCGGCCGCCATCGGCTCCCGCTTCTTCCGCTTCAGCGGACGTACGTGGGTCTTTCCCCCCGCCCTTACGAGGGCAAAGCACCGCCCACCGGTCCAGATCATCTGGACGACGTTTCCGTGGGCATTCCGCAGTGAACCGGGCATCGGGGCCTTCCGTTGTGGTGGGCCTCCATTTCCGCCCCCAACCCCCTGGCAAGAAAAGGCAAATCATGGAAATCACTGACAACCTGACGGATCCAACTGGACGGCTTCACCTGGGTATCTGCGTGACCAGGAAGCCGAAGGACGCACCGCTGCAAGTCGTGCGGCAGATCGAGACCCCAGACCAGGCGCTGGCCATCGCGATGAAGGCCGGCGACCACAAGCTGGCCAACGTGGCCGCTGCCATCGGCAAGTCGGAGAGCTACGTGTCGCGCATGCGCCGCGGCATGCGTCCGATCCCGCGCCGGCTGGTCGGTCCGCTGTGCGCTGCGACCGAATCGAACCTGCTGCGCCAGTTCTTCGACCTTCAGGCTGCCATGGAGCCGCCGTGCTGGCGCTCGGAAGTGTCGCGCTTGGCCGGGATGCTGAGGGGCGTATGAGCACCGACGCGCGTCTCAGCACGGGTTTGCCCGGCCACCCGAAGACGAAGAAGCTGGTTCGTCGGCTGGGCCCTGCCGCCGGCTGGTCGCTGGTGTGCCTGATTCTGTGGGCGCGCGCCAACCGGCCGGATGGTGATCTGGAAGGCATGACCGCCGAGGACATCGAGCTGGCCGCAGACTGGGCGGGCGACAACGACGCGCTGGTGCGTGAGCTGGCGTCGGTCGGGTTCCTGGACGGCAGTGATGGCGCCTACCAGCTGCACGACTGGGCCGAGCATCAGCCCTGGTCGGCGGGTTCCGACCTTCGTTCGTTGAAGGCGAAGTGGAACGCGGTGAAGCGTCATCACGGTGAATCGGAGGCCAATCGTCAGGTTCCCGAATATGCAGCAATCCGTGCTGCATCTGCCGAACATGCTGCTAGTAGCAATGGTTCGGATGCTGGTAGCAGTTCACCGGCAATGCGCTCAGCAGGAACTAGCAATGCTCCGTCTCCGTCTCCGTCTCCGTCTCCAAAAGAAGAAAAACACCCCCATACCCCCTCGGCTACCGCCGAAGGGGCGAAGCCTGGGCGGAAGAAGCGGGAGAAGATCACCTTCGCTGCCTTCCTCGACCAGTGCCAGGACGCTGGCGAATCGGCCATCCCGAGGACGGATCCGATCTTTGCCTTCGCCCGTGACGCTGGGATCCCGAAGGACTTCCTGCACCTGTCATGGCGGGAGTTTGCTGGCCGGCATCGCGACAGCGGCAAGATGCAGAAGGACTGGCGCGCCCACTTCCGCGACGCCGTTCGCCGGAACTGGTTCAAGCTCTGGTGGTTGCCGCCTGCAGGTGGTTGCGAACTGACGACCGCCGGTGTGCAGCTGGCCCGTGAGCGCGATGCCGAGAAAGCCCGTGAGCAGGAGCAGGCCCCATGAGCGCCCAGCCTGCCTACCGCGACGACTACGCCTACCTGCCGGTGCCGCCGCATTCGATCCACGCTGAGCAGTCCGTCCTCGGCGGCCTGATGCTGGCGCCGGAAGCGCTGCGCGATGTCCGCGATGTGTTGACCGAGCGGGACTTCTACCGCCGCGACCACCAGCTGATCTGGCACGCCATCTGCGATCTGGCCGACCGCGAACAGCCCTTCGACACCGTGCTGCTGATCAACTGGTTCGAGAACCAGCGCCAGCTGGAACTGGTGGGCGACGGCGCGTACTTGGTCGAGCTGGCCAGCACCACGCCGTCAGCGGCCAACATCCGCGGCTATGCCGAGGTCGTGCGCAACAAGGCGCTGCTGCGGGGCGTGATCGAGCGCGCGACCGAGATCACCAACGACGCCTACGCCACTGCCGACGAGGACGCTGATGCGCTGGTGGCCAGTGCTACAGCGAAGTTCGCCAACCTCAGCGTGCAGTCAGGCGGCAACGGCGGCCTGGTGATGGTGCGCAGCGACCTGCAGGGCATGTGGGAGGAAATGGAGGCGCGGTTCGAGGGCACCGCCGACCTCGGCCTGATCCCGCCGTGGCAGAACGTGGCCAGGAAGCTGCCCGGATTGGAACCAACGGACCTGATGATCCTCGCGGCCCGGCCGTCGATGGGCAAGACGGCGAACATGCTGGAGTGGGTTTACAGCGTGGCAGTGCAGGGCAAGCACGCTGCGGTATTCAGCCTGGAGATGGGACGCCGGCAGCTGCTGGCGCGGTTGATGAGCATGCACTCGGGCGTGCCGTTGTCGCGCATGCGGGTGAAGGGCGAACTGACCAATGACGACTGGCACAAGCTGAGCATCGCCCGCAATTTCCTGCATGGCCTGCCGCTGGCGATCGATGATTGCGGCTCGCTGCCGGTGGATTCGCTGGTGGCGCGCGCGTCGCGCATGCACGCCAAGGTGAAGGGCGGGTTGGGCGTGGTCGCGGTCGACTACCTGCAGCTGCTGTCGGGTCCGGCCAAGGCCGGCAATCGCACCGAGGAAGTCTCCTACATCTCGCGCACGCTGAAGAAGCTGGCCAAGGCGCTGGAATGCCCGGTGATCGCGCTGTCGCAGCTCAACCGCTCGCTGGAGACGCGTACCGACAAGCGCCCAGTGATGGCCGATCTTCGCGAGTCCGGCGGCATCGAGCAGGACGCCGACGTGATCGCCTTCATCTACCGCGACGACTACTACACGAAGGACGCCTGCGGCGCTCCCGGCATCTCGGAGTTCATCCTGGCCAAGAACCGCCAGGGCGAGACAGGCACCGCCTACCTGCGCCACCACCTCGAATGCAGCCGTTTCGAGAACTACCACGGCGAGAAGCCGAACTACTCGCTCAAAACCGTGCTGCGCGATGCAGACGATGACAGCGGCGGATTCGACGCGCCGCGCGATCGCCGCAGGAGCGGCAAGGACATGGCAACCGGAGAGCGCGCATGAACCCGAACGAGAGGGCGAACTGGTGCATTCAGCAGGCCGAGGAAATCGAGGCAGGCCTGCCGTCAGTCGACGCCGATCTGGACCTGATCCCCATCGGCTACGCAGTCGCTGGCTGGTGCAGGGGCATGGCCACCACCTTGGCGACGGAAGAGGAGCGCGCCGCATGAATCTCGGAACCTTCATTCTGCGCGCCGGCAATGCCCGCGACCGCATGGCAGCTGCATGGCACTTCGCCTGCCAGTTCCTGGAGCTGGGGCAGGACGTGTGTGTGACCGTCAAGGAGTACAAGCCCAGCCGCAGCCTGGAGCAGAACGCCATGTTCCATGCCATCTGCGGCGAGATGGCCACCCAGCTGAAGTGGGCCGGCCGCTACATCGACGCCGAGGGCTGGAAGCGCCTGTTGGTCGACGCTTGGGCGCGCGAGTCCAACCGCCAGCAGGGCGACGTGGTCCCGTCCCTCGACGGCGCCAGCATCGTGAACCTATCCATCCAGACCAGGCGCATGACGGTGGGCCAGATGGCCGAGCTGATCACCTTCGCGCAGGCCTGGGCCGTGGAAAACAACGTTCGCCTGAGCGACCAAGCTCCCCGACGACTGCAGAGGTATGCGGCATGAAATGGTTCAAAGAAAAGCTTCAACTTGTGGCTTACCTGGTGTTCATCGGGGGCTTTCTGCTTCTGGTTGGAGGTTGTGTTCGCTGGCAGTTCAAGGAGTGCACAAGCGTTGGGCATAGCGCTCTGTACTGCGTGTGGCAGATGGGTGGACGCTGATGAAGCGAGGTCGCAGCACCAGCAAGCCCACCGTTGAGCAGCAGCAGCGCATGGACGCCATCAAGGACGTCGGCTGCGTGGTCGCCTATGCCCTCGGTCTGGGCTACATCCCCTGCGAGGTGCACCACCTGACCGTGGGCGGCAAGCACGGCCAGAAGCGGCGTTGCCACGACTTCACCATCGGCCTGAACCTGTGGTCGCACCGCGGCGAGCCCTTCGGCGGCATGGATGCGGAAACCTGCGAGCGCCTGTTCGGCCCGTCCTACGCCAAACAGCCACGCCGGTTCCGCCAGGAGATCGGCAACGACGACTACCTGCTGGACCTGCAGAACACCCTGCTCGAAAAGAACCAGAAGGAGAGCCGCCCATGGGCAGCATGACCCACCTGACCCTGCCGTACCCGATCAGTGCGAACCGCTACTGGGCAACGCGCGTCATCAAGCTGAAAGGCACCAACAAGCACCGCGCCATGACCTACGTGACACCAGAGGCCGAGGATT